TGTGATCTCCGAGCTTCTGTACAGCGTCTATGTACGTCGAAGCGGAGATAACGCCGGCGGCGCCCACTCCCGCCGATATATCCGACACGTTCGCGCTCATGGACGCAGCGCCGAACACACCGACAAGCTCGTTAATAAGCACCTGTTGACGAGCACGAGCCCAAAAACCGGCTACCTTTGTAGCTATCTCGCCCATAGGATCATCTCCGGAGAGCGCCGCGGCGAGGTCATTCGCCGCCCACGCCTTGCCGCGCATCAAGAGAACGGCTATGTCTTGCCCGCTCGTGATGTTCTGCGGAGTCAACGCCGCGGTGTCAGAAAGAACCTCGTCGGCCCCCGTTAGATCATTCCAAAACGGCATGTTTATGAGCTTGCCGCCGGTCGATGCCAGTCGGTCGAGCTCGGAATTCGTCGAAACAACCCCGCTCGTCACGAGGTTGTCTAGCTCGGAAGTCATTACCGAGACATAGTTATTGAAAACGGACGGAACAATTACGTCCGCTATACGGGTTGGTGCCACTGGATCACCTCACTGGGTAGTGCGGCATAGGCCTAAAAACGCTCATAAAAAACCCCGCTTTCGCGGGGAAGTTTGCGCTAGGACGCTAGAGCCGCGTCGGTTAACATTCGCCGCTGTTGTGCCTCCGGCACTCCTGCGGCTTGCATCATCTGTTTTGCAAGCACGGGATTCTCGTTGATGATCCTTCCCTGCTCGGTTAAGTTGCGGGTTTCGGCCTTGAACGGGTTTTTATCCGGGATCTGATCCCCGGCATTCGCCGGGTTAGAGCCGCCGCCGACGTTGCCGGTTTCCGCTCCCTGCTGCCCGGGCGCATAGTCAGAAGCTAGCTTCGGATTCGCTGAAACAGCCGCTTGCACCTGGCTCGCGATCTGATCGGCAAAATCTCCTGCGTTGATGTCGATGTTGTCGAGAGCACCACTCGCGTACAAGTGTGCCCACGTTAGAGACGGGTCCGCGTTCTGCTGTAGAGAAGTGTTTAGCACCACGTTTTGCAGCCGCTCCCGGCGATACTGCTGTTGTGTCTGCTGCAACTGGTTCTGTAGCTGCTGCGGATCATCGTTTTGCTCTATACCAAGAGCTTGCGCAAGCCCCGAACGTAAGCTATCAAACTGCTGCTGCAGTTGGTTTCGCTGCGTCCGATGCTGCGCTGCCTCTTGACGCAGACTCTCGACATACTGCCGGTCGAAAGTCTCTTGCTGCTGGCTTCCCTGCTGATTCCCGCTCTGCTGTTGGCCGGATTGCTGCTGCTCCTGGCTTTGCTCCTGGCTTCCCTGCTGCTGCTCTCCGGACTGCTGTTGCTGGTTGTTTGGTTCCGTCATAGCGCCTAACCTCCTGGGTTTGGGCAAAGAAAAAGCCGGCTCCGGGCCGGCAAGAATTTGCTATACGATTAAGATTTGTCTTACTTTTTGGCAAACTTTCCGTTTTTCTTCCGCTTGCCAGAGCCGCGGATGCGATTGCCTTTTTTCGGCATGGCATCACCTCCCCTCAAGGGTAATCATCGCCTTCAAAAAATTCATCTTTCGCCGCTTGAAGCCCTACGGCATACATACCTATTGCTTCAATCGAGCTTGGCTCTCCGTAGACGCCATAAAGTAACAGCGGCTCACCGTCTGATGGATAGCAATACAGTAACGCCACGCCATGAGTAGGCGTAACATCGCCATCAGTCTCAAAGTCAAACTCAACTTTCACTTAAAGCCGCTTCCTCTTTACGCTTGCGGGCTTCCCGTGCCCGCCGCTTGCGGGCCTGCTCCCGGTCGTAGGCTTCTTTTTGAGCCTTCGAGCGATCATCGGTAAATGGGCGATTAGAGTCTTTGCGAGTCTCTTTAGCATTGGGATCAAACTCCTCTATGTACGGTGTAATTCTGTGCCTGCAATTCGGATGAATAGTGTGGGTTGCAACTCCAAACGCTGTGCCTCTTAACGCAGGGTAACGATCATCGTTGCCGCTTATGCTGTAAATACGACCTTCGTATTTGGCGCAAATTGGACAGCTTGCCCGGTGATCGGTGATCTGTACGAGATCCTCCCCAATCTCTTCGAGCTCGTTGATCGCGCTTAGGTTCTGCGCTTCGGCGAGCGTGGTTCGAGCCGCCATCGCTGCATACGCATCCGGTCGCCATTGCCGGCCGGCCGAATCCTCGACGCCGGTGATGCCGCGCTCGCGGAGTAGATCCTCTAGCCTCGCCTGTATCTGCGGAACCGTCTCACCTGCTGCTTTCCCGGTCGAGGTTGCCTCTAGTCCAGCGTCCCGGACCATATCCCGCACTCGACGCCCCACCATCCGCAAAGCGTCCGTCAAGTCTCCATAAAGATTCTCCGCGAGAGTTTCAATAGAGCGTCTGTGAATGCCTCCGGGCTGATCTAATGGTACACCACTGCCCTCGCCCTTCCCGGCCCTTAGGAGCCAATCTCGCGTCTCTGAGAGCCCATCGGAGTAAGCACCGGGGACCTCTCGCTCGATCCATGCCTTGCTAGCTTCCAACAGAGCGCGAAGGATAGCCGATACACCAGAGAGTAATGACTCTTCGTAAGCGGTAGCGTTACCGCGAAACTGCTTGTGGAGTAGCCGCTCGATAATCGCTTGTTGCCCTCGCTCATAGATTCGCCTTAGATCGTCCGCGGGGTCTGCCACTAGATCAGCCTGTAGCCCACCGCGGCGAGCACCACACTGGCGCTAACCATCACATTAACGTAAAAAAACAGAACCACATGAGCGGCAATGCCCTTTACGGCACCGAAGAGAAACGGATCATCGTAGCGCCACGACTCCCAATGCCGGTGCATTACGCTACATTCTCCTCTTCACTTTGCTGTTGGCTGCCGTTCCGGCTTTGCTGTCCGGCTTGATCGCCGAAGAGATCGAGTGCTCCGGCTGGGTTGGTGGCAGCGTCACCGGCCCTCTCTTCCGCTATCCGATCTAACTCGTCCTGTATCTCTTCATCGGTTCCGCCATCAAGCCGACGTATACTGCTGTAGCGCGAGGTGTTGCCCGAAGAGAGCCGCAGAGACTCAATCTCTGCCTCCTCTCTCGGATCGCGTGGTAAACCATCTTCCCACGCGATATTGATGCTCTCCGGCACCGCAGCATCTCCGCCCCATTTCGTCTCAAGCTCCGCCGCTCGGATAAGTAGATCCTTGATTACCGGATCGAGCCATCCGCGGATACGCTGCGCCTTGCCTAGCGGCGGGACCATGCGGAGCCGGAGGCTAGTCCCGCTTTCTGCGTAACCAGTCTCAGAGTTGCCGAACGCGGTAGGTGTGGTTTCAGAGACTAGATACAGATCGTTCATGATGCGATCCATAAACTCAAATTGGTTTTGTTGGCTCGCATCCCAAACTATGTATTCTGGCTTGTCCTCACCCGGAGGAACCGGCCAGAATTTTCCGCCTACCTTGAGCTCGTACTCACCGGTTCGTGGATTTCTCCGCATGAGATCTTCGGGTCCGGCAATATTCGGATCGGAGTGCATATCCTGAACCTTAGATATCTGAGAACTTCGGCCCATCTTCTCAAGAATCAATGAGTCAATGTCGTTGTAATCATCTTTACCGTAAAACTCATCCGATGCCTTCATGCCCGAAACGTGAAAGACCATGAAGGTGTCTAGCTTCGTCACCTCTCGCTTTTGACGATTTGGGAAAAAGTTAGAGAGCTCGACCGACTCCTGTATCGTTTGCCCATCCATCAGGTGTAAGCGATTCTCGATCTCACCCTTAGAGTGAATCTCGACGCGAAGATAAGTATTCGCATCCGGACGACCCGGCTTATCTTCAAACGTCCAAGCTAAAACGTGATAAAGGATTTCATCCTGATCGTCGAGTGAGACTACCGGGAACCAGTAAGACGGACTTTGCGCCTGTATATACGCTTGGTTGTTGCGGAGCCGGAGCTTGAAGAGGCAATCCCCGTACCGGCTAATGTCTATGACCCCCTGGCCACCGATGCGCCGAATACGCGAATCCTCGACGATACGATCTATGGTGTCCTGCTCCGGACTGTTCGCCTCGCCCGCCACGAATTGCGGAGAATCGCCGAAGATAAGATCGTGCCAGAGTGTCGAGACTCGTTTGTGAAAATTAAAAAGTATGGTGTGACTAACTCCATACTCTTCACGGAGAATACGCCACCAGTCTCC